TCAACGATCTTATCGCATACAACATATGCTAAATCAGTATTTTTTAAATAATCTTTTTCACCATATTTAACAATAGCAATATCATGTTTTTCACCACTTCTAAAATAATAGCCAGAGGACAAATTATATTTGTCGTTGTTAAAGTCATTTGCATATTTTTTTGATATAAAAATTGTTTTTTCTTTCATAATTTAATTTTTCCCCATAAACTAAGCATTTTCGCTTTAGCTTCAACAGTACCACTCAAAGACTCTGTAATTTCTTCTAACTCGTAAAAATGAACTTTTTTATTATGGAAAGTAATCATTATTTTTTGGTTCTGTTTTTCCATAGAGTTGAGAAATTTAACGGCTTCAAATAATTTTTTTAAATATGTCATCTCAACTCCTCCAAACTCACCCATCTAAACTGCGGAAACTGTTCTGCTTCTTTGCGTGTGCATTTGTGTGCATATTCGGTGTTGACTGTGTATACTGGTAATCCGTCCCGATTATTTCCTACATAATACGCACGTTTGGGATTTACCAACACTCCTAATTCTTCATTCATTCTGTTACCTCAAGATATTACATAAACAAAGTCACTATCCAAAGCAATAACAATACGACTAGCGGAGAAATAAACGCTCTTGCAATCACTGTAGCAAAATCTTCATCTGTATTTTTTTTAGAAGCAAAAGGACTAATTAACACATTGATTCCTACAGCTTGCTGTAAATTGATAGATGGTACGCCATCAATTGTTGATAAAATGTTATTCCAACCGTATTTAATAACAAATCCAGATAATACTAAGCCGAACGGCAATAGAACTAAAAGTATAATAAAGTTCTTTTTAGCATCATTTTTCTTTTTATCATAATTCATAATTTTATTTAACTCTCTTTCATTCATTTTCTACATCTTTTCTAAATTGCCATGCCCAGTCGAAGTCTTTGCGGATTTCTTGTTCTGTGAGAACACGAATATTGCTATACCCTTCTAATTCATTTTCATAAACAGAAATAAGTTTCAATTCATTAATTACCTTTACTAAAATTATTTTTAAATCACTATTCGGATTAGGCATCTCAACCGTATACAGCTTCTCTTTTTCGATTGTGATATTTGGATAAGCTAGCCAAGCTTCATAAAACTCACGTTCATTGTGAGTTAGCCACTCTCTAACTTCATCAGATTGTTGACTCATGTGTTGATGTAAATAATCTACATCATCATCAAAGCTTTTAATCACGTCAAATATCATTTGTGGCACTTCTGGTTTTGGTTGAATGAGTTGGTCGAGTAATACTTTTACAATATGTGTTTTCACTACTGGAATGTCGCCGACACCACCTTTACCAATAGACTGTTTGTCTATCAATTTCTTCGCTTCTTCAATATTCATTTTCTACCTCCAAAAATACTTCACTGCATTCATTGCACTCAATTCTATAACCTCTTTTGTCAATTACCCATTTATAAACATGATTATCCTTGCTATTTTAGTCGCTCATACGAAAAACGAATATGCTTTAAAAAATCTTCAATGTCAATTACTGCACAACCATCAATGTCAGACCTAAAAATTAGATATTCTGAAATAATACGTTCAATGTCTTCAATCTTCATCAGCTATTATCTTACCTCCCATTTTCGTCAAATCAATCCTCTAAATTTTCTTCTCGACAAATTCGCACTGCAAACTTATATTTTTGGTCTGGCGATGGCAAAAATACCTGCGCCCCAAATTATCCTGGATTATTGTGCAAATCGTTGATAATTTCCATAATCTGATCGCCAACTAAAAGTGGAGCAATAAATTCCGTCATCTTCAATTCGTCAAGTAGTTCTTTTACTTTGTCTAATTTTTCAAATTTTTGTTTGTTCATTTCGTACCTCTTGTAAAACCTTTGTAAAAATTTCTTTAACTAATTTATGCGGTATATTTGACCGCTCATTATATGATCTTGAAAAATCTTTTTTGAAGTCAACCTTGTTCGGGATATTTTTATGCATTAAATCAAGATTGATATTTCCAGAGAATCTGGTCGCTTTACTGATTGGGTAATCATAGTTGTTGTAATAAGTGAAATTTTTGTAAGGAAGTTCAAATCCTTGAACTCGCTCTATATACTCCCAAATTCTTCCGTAAGCTGGGTTCTCGATCAGATAATATTTCGGTTTATATCTCTTTATGATTTCCAGTGTATTAAAAACTGTTAGTTCCCCATTTATTCGCTTTAAAAATGATTTATCAGGCTTAAACTGATATCTGTCATAGTCAGTAAAATCTCTGACTGTAAATTTTGATAACGGTATTTGTGGTTCAAATAATCCATCTCCTCTCTCTTGCTTCCAGCAGGCGTTACCCCTATCCATTGCGCTTGCAACTGACCATGACTCACACGGAGGACTAGCGATAATCAAATCAGGTTTAGGAAGTTTATCAAATTCATCAAATAACTTAGTGTCGCCAAATAGCCTACTATAATCAGCTAAATTCAGATTGATAAAATGATTATTCTTGTTCTCAATATCAATTCCGACTGGGTATATTTCAATCTCTGGGAACTCTTTAGATGCCTTTGTATATGACCCGTTACCGCTATCAAATAATGCCCAAACGATCATCCTCATCCCCCATTTCCTGTAAGTTCCGCAATCCGCTTAGTCTGTCTAGCTCTATCATCACTAGCACGTTTAAGTTGCTTTTGTGTCCTGCGTAATGCAGTCAAGTATTTCTTGTTCTTCAATCATCCTTCTAACCTTTCTAGTAATTCTGGATTTTCGTGTATATTTCCGATATTTTCGATTTCCCGAATTTCGTCTGGACACCCGTCTTTGTAGTTGTAAAATGGATCGTGTGTATCTGCTTTATCAACTATGTTCCAACCAAAATCTACAAATTTTACTTGTCCTACGTACTCAGACAAAGAGTCGTTAAAAAGTCTGCAACACTTAACGATATCCCCATCAAACACCTCAATGCCGTTTTTATCTTTTAGGCCTGTTGATTGCATTAACACAGCTTCCTCGAAAGGGATATATCTACGGACAACTTTCCGATAAAAGGTGTATATTTTGTTATCGACGTAATCTATTGCTTCAACCACGCCCATAGCTTGCGTTACTTTATCCCACACTCTAAATTTTGGTATCATCCTTAACCTCCAACCAAACCGCTAACATCACGCAATAATTAGCCATGTCGTTTAACGTGTCTGACAGGCTTTCTGAGACGTTTTTGTCACTGTTTATAAGATTATATAACCTGTTGTATTTATCGCTTATACGGACGACACCAGCGATAAATCCGAAGTCATCCAAAGACTTTTCGAACGAATTTCCATAATCCGCATTTTTAGCTAAAAACATTTGATAATTTTCGTTGTATGCAGCTTGCATACTCTCTGCGTTTATTTTATCTGCCATGCTATACCTCCTCAAAAGGTCATTGCTGCGTACATCAATCGCTTAACTTCCTTGTAATGCTCTAACTTTTTAAATTTATTAATGATATCCATTTACTATTTTCAAAGCATCTTCCACCGAACGCGCCACTCCGGCTAACGCCCCTTTCGATGCCATAACCTCCATAAAGTTTTTCTGTTCTGGTCTTATCCGACCTGTTTCATTTTTAACTTCGATAAAAAATATTTGTCCGTTTGGTTTGAATCCAAACAAATCACAAAAACCTTTTGGTAAACCTGTATCAAAAAATCTACCATCTGCTGTTTTCACCTTTCCGACATTTGCTCGAAATACCATATACCCCGCTTGTGATAGTGCCACGCGGATTTTATTTTGAATTAGTGATTCTGTTGTCATAACTCCCTTTCTAGTTACTCGTGCGGTTACCTCTACAAGTAACCACGTTTTACCTTATAGTATCAACGTTTTCAGCTGCTTTGGTTACTGGTTACGGCTTTTTTTGCTTTTCTCTCTATATATATTTATATTTATTTTATTTTATTAATATTAGAAAATAAAGGTAACCAGTAACCAAGATAACGTAACCCCTTGCCCCTCAACGACTTTCACGGTTACCTCTACAAGTAACCAAGCCGTAACTTTACCGTTTGCAGTAACTTTTAAAAGCCTTTTGGGGGTCTTTTTCGTTATTCCATGGGAAAGTGCTGTAATACGTCGGCGCATCTTCTCCAGGAAAAAACTTACCTTTTATTTTTGCGGTTTTCAAAATCCAATCGTCAGAAATATTACTTGCCAGCTCTTTCTCAAACGTTGTTTTCTTTAATGCTGTATATCCATTTTCTTTGCACCATTCTTTATATAGCCACCACAAAAAACGCGTCGGCAATGCAGTAGATTCAAAATCATCAAACCACTCTTCAACAAAAGCGAGAACGGTATTGTTATCTTTCTTGAACACCTTCATTTGTTCTTCGGTTGCCTTTGGCTCGCTAAATCTTTCAAAATCTAAATTGATAGATTTCCACAAAACATACTCAAGTACTTCTGGACGATTAATGTAATCATCTTTGATGGCCCAATCATCATCTTTAGCACTGAATGTTTTAAGGAACGGAATGATGATAATTCGTCTATACGTACCATTCGATTTGTTTTTAAATGATGGCATTGCATTAGTTGACTGAATAACCGTCTTTTTAAAAACTGCCATATAGGGGTTCTCACTTTTTTCTCTATCGATACTGGTTCTCCAGTAACGACAGAATTAAAGTTGCTACTCTCATCTACGTATATGCCCGCTTGCACATCATCTCCAATTATGACTGTTTTACCTTCGATAATTGCTAGTCCAAAACGTTCTGCAAATTGATTTAATTTTAACGGCGCAACATTTTTAAATCCAACTAAATTGCTGATCATCTGTTGAAATGTGCCTTTGCCATCGTTACCATTTCCTACAAACCAGATTGATTTACGATATGAGTAATTACCGTTTAGAGACGCTGATACGACTTGCCACAATAGTTGGACGAGTTCTTTATCTCCGCTCATTAAATCAAGTAGCCAGTCTTCTACATTCCACTTCCCTATCTGTGGCAGTGGTGCATTTGGAATTAATTTTGTCTCAATAGTACTAAAATTGATAAATCTGTGGTCAAACGGTAAAAGTTCACGTTTTTTCTTGTCATAAATACCATTTTTAACTAATACATACCGTCTTACGTCTTTGTATTCTGGTTCGAAATCTGTTGACCCATATTTCCTATCCATACTCGCTAACATAAACAAAACGTTGCGACATTTCGTTTCATTAAATGTAGGTTGTAAGATATGGATTAATTTATAGGCGAATTTATAGTCCTTGATGTAGTATCCTTGGTTTGGATCGTAGATAGCTACTTTCCCATTTTCCAAGGCGATGACGTGTAAGTACTTATTAATCCCGATAGCAACCGCTAATTCCGATAAATTTTTAGGATAATTTTTGCTATCAGATTTTTCTTTAACATCTTCTAACCACTCTCTTCGATATGCTATCAATTTGGATTTGATAGCAGACCATGTTTTAGGTTTACCTGGTTCAATGCCAGGTTCCTCATTTAATTTTTCTCTGTAAAATTCAAAGTCCACTTCTCCTCCTCAACTCCTTGTCACACATGCTTTTAAACGTTCTTTCAAACTCCTTGTCATCCAATGGATCAGCTGTTTTGTGATTAGCTATTTTAGCTAATGTGTATGCTATTTCGACATCTACCTTTCTTAGCAATAATCCGCCAACAAATTCAGCGAGAGCATTATTTCTTCCACCCGTGTCACCGAAACCAAGAACAATCGTTTCGAACAACTTAGCTGTCTTGTTGCTGCCTTGGTAATCTCCAGACGTAAAACTACTAGCATCATACTCATAAGCAGGCTTTAATTCTTGCAATACTGCTATCAACTCAAGAGGTGCTTCGGTCATTTCGCCAGATTTTGGGGAATGAACCTTGTCCCACTCATACATACCTTTAGCATTGTTTGACGGTGGTACCAGAACATAATTGTTAACATGAGCCTTTAAATCTACACCATCAACGAAACCGATATTTTGCGCCATGGAAATACCCTGTGGCTTTTTAAGGTAAATATGTCTGCCACCGCTAGGTGTGGTTGCTTGCAAGGTTTTTGGTATCAACCTTGCATGTTTCCACTCCTTTAGATTTTTCAGGCCGTCGACATCATTATGGACGTCAATATCTATGACAAAAAATGTATCTGTTTTTAAGGCGATATTGGCGTCTGGATTATCTTTCCACATAAGGCGCAATTCATGCTCTGTAAAAGCTGGCTTATCTGCAAAAGCAACTAGTGGTTTTTTGCCGTCTTTTGAAATTGGTATGACTGAAAACCCCTTTCGTTGATAATAGATTGCGTAATCTATCATCCCTCCCATAGCTTAGAATGGAAGATCATCTTCTTTAAACTCTTCAATAGGGTTAGCTATGGCAGGAATGTCGGATTTCTCAATACGTTTCACATTTAAGTTATTGTAAGTATTGCCGTTATATTCTGACGTTTCGTTTTTAACTGTCACTTTAAGATATTTATTAAGCAATTGATTTAAGTAATCATCTAATGATTTAAACTTAGTACCGTCTGGGATACCTGCCTGTTTCGCAAGGTTCATGATTGCCCCAACTGGATATTTACCATCTTCTTTTTTGGCAAAGATACGATGAAAAATAATGTTATTTTGAAATTCTTGCTGAAAATCTTTGCGAATTCTGAAGTGGATATTGATGAAGTCTGCACCGTTTTTAGTTGCATCTTGGACGGCTTTTTCAATAAATGTTTCATAAGTGCCGTCTGTGATTGATGCAAATTCTTTAGCTTGTGAGTAGTCGATTTCAAACATATTGTGTTTCTCCTTTTAATATAAAATTCCTAGTTTTTTAGCAATGTGATACTGCCAACCCGGCTTGTATCCATGCTGTTTTCGGTATTCGGTTAGTTCGTCCATCGTCCGACAAAGATCTGGGGATTGATAGGTACTAACTCTATTTTTTAGTTTTAGTTGTTTTTGTTCAGATATTTCTTGTAATTCAACCTCTTTTATTTCTTCAATTTCCCGTTTGCTTAACTCATTTTCATGTCCGCATTCAGGACAGATACGAGTATCAGACCAATACGTAGCGTAACAGATATCGCAAACCCTTGTGGCAGGCTCACCAATTTTGGCAGACTGTTTTTGTTTAGTCTCTCCAGCCAAACTCCATTCTCTGTCCATATTAGGTAAACCAAAACGCTCCACATTACCAACGTGATCAATGATAATAGCTGTTTTTCCATCTCTTGGATTTAATGGGCGCATAGCGAATTGTAAATATAGTGAAAGTGATTGAGTTGGTCTCAACATAATGCAAACATCAACATTAGGCAGGTCTATCCCTTCTGTGAATAATTCACAGTTAACCATGATTTTTAAATCACCATTTCTAAATGCATTCATGGATTCTTCTCGTTCACTCTTAGGTGTTTTACCGCTGACTGCTTGTGATTGATACCCTGCTTGATTAAACGTATCAGAGACTAAATGTGAAGCTTCTACACTGTGCGTATAAATGATAGCTTGCTTTCCTTTGGCTAGCTTTTCATAGTGTTTAATAACATCACCATAAATTACTGATTTCATTGAGTTATCAATTGAATCTTTGGTAAACTCACCACCTCTTTTTTTAAGTTGTGAAGTATCAATCATGGACGGCGCATAGTATTTAAAGTTAGCTATATTGCCGTGCTCTTGCAGCCATTTAACAGATTTACCAACAATCAAATCTTCTGCTATGTCATCAAACCCGTCGCCGTTTAATCTGACTGGTGTCCCAGTAAACATGAGTACATAAGCATTTTTAAAATGATTGATGATTTTTAAATAAGACTTTGCTTTACTGTGATGAGCCTCGTCAATCAGAATCACTTCTGGTCGCGGCAAACCATCTAGTTTCCTCACGAGCGATTGGACACCACCGATGGTTAACAGATTCGAGTCAACTCCGTTTGTTGCAAATGTCCTCTCTACCTGTTCGTTGATTTCTTTTCTATGACTAAAAAACAATACTCTGTTTCCTTTGTCAGTAGCGCTTTTAGCGATATAAGCCATCACTACCGTCTTCCCACTTCTAGGGGGGCGACTGGACGATTATTCGTTTATTTCCAGTCGCTAATGACCTCCTGACATCTGTTAGTAATTCTTCTTGGTAATCACGTAGTTTCAAATAATTCCTCCACTTTACATCCTTTACGGTCATCTAAACGGTTTTTAGCATAAACACTGGCAGATGGTTGTAAAATAAAACCTCTCACCTCTTCCCCATCGTCTGTGGTTTTTTTGACTAATCTAGCTACAACATCTGTGAGTCCAAGAAAGTTATTTAGTATTTTTGTTCTGATATCTGGCATTGCTCTGTTATAAATCATTCCGTTTTCGTCGGTCCATTGATCGGATGTTTCCCAAGCTAAAAACACAATGCGTTTGTTTAGTTGCAGCAGCGCTCGCAGACTATCTAAAATAGTAAAGTCAACTCGTTGGTAATCGGCTTGGCTTGGAACACGATGATTCTTACCTTCGCGACCCAGGTTTGCTAGACAAGCTCTGAATAACTCAGAAACATTATCTATAACAATATTGTCATAATCTTTTGCTGCTCCATTTAGCAGCTCTTTTACTGTGTCCAACCACTCTTCCCAAATTTTGTGAGTATCAATGTCTGCAATATCAATATGTTTATTTCCTCTGAGAACTTTTGCCGACTTATCGATATTGATCACAATAGTCTTTCCTGGCAAGTATTTTGCAGTTGATGTTTTTCCAAAGCCAGGATTACCATAGATTAAATAACAACTGTCGTTATTTTTGATTTCAGTTGCTTTAGTTATCTTCATATTCCACCTCGAATATTTCTGTCAATGTAGTTTCGACATCATAAGATTGCTTTAATTGTTTTTCTTTTTCTGTGAATAAATCATCGATTATAGGTGTATCAAACAATTGACTATACTTATCGATAATTTCTTTCATAGCATTTTCGACATCAATTTGAATAGAATCAGTTAATTTACCTTCTAAAATTTGAATAGAGTCAGAACTAAATTTTCCGAATTTATCTTTATAATTCATGTCTATTGCTAGTTTTTTTTGTTTATTGACATAACATTTCATAATTTTTCCAAATCCGTTTCTATCACTTCTAGTGTGCTATTGATGTCACTTACAGGCCAATTTCTGTAAATCGCTATCGAAATTTTATCGACATCATTCACCTTCATGTCTGGCCATCTTTCTTTGACACATGTCTTGATGTCATTGAAAAAGTCTATTTGATTGTTAATGTATCTTTTTTTCCAATCGTTATTCATTTAATACCTCCAGCAATTCATTAGTTAGTCGTCTATTTTCATCACGTAAGAATTCAATTTCAGCGTATAAGTCTCTGATAACAGGCTCGGGTTGAAAACCGTAAAGATAGCCAAGGTCAACGTGAAAAAAATCTGCAATCATTTGCCAAAAATTATCGTTATATTCTACAATTCCTCTACGTTCATAAGCTATCCATTGCGTCGCAGTCATTGTTGGAGCAATTTGACGAATTTCTTCAATGAATTGCATTACTGTTAAATTCTTAGATTCTCTTAATCCTTTCAACCTATTCATATTCTCCCCTTTTTTAAAAAGGTCTATCCTTGCCCCAGACTTTTCCACACGATCCTGGAGTAGGTAACTCTATAAAATCCGTGCGTTTTGGTCTCTCAACCTTACGTACAACTTGATAATCATCTAAGATTGTGTCAACTGTTTTTGTAATTGTTTTTTGATTACTATTGCGGTTTCCGATGTACGCAATTAAAGCAATAAATAATAAGACTACTACGCCTGTAATTGGATTTTCCATATCATACTCCTTTTCTCAATCCACTTGTTCGTAGAAATCTATTGACATCCGCCAGGTCATATAGCACTTTCCCGTTGAGAGAAGAACGTTTAAAACTAAAATTGCCTTCATCTCTCCACTCACTCAATTTAGTGCGTCCCCAGCCAGTTTCTTTTTCAAGTTGTTTCATCGTCACCCACTCAATAGACTTAGAGTTTTTTGTCTGGGCTATTTTTAGCGCTTCTCTGTTTAAAGCAATTAAATCTTCAAGTAATTCTTTTCTAAAATCTGGACCAAAAATTTCAATCGCCATGCGCATCTCCTCTTCTTTTGTGTTATAATCTAAGTAGTTATTTTCGTAAGTCACTGTCCCCGCAGTGGCTTTTTTGTATTTAATAATAATGTTTCCCTTGGTTTTGAATTATCGCTCCGTAGTATGGGTTCAATCCCACTTCTTCCACTGGCTCCTCAATATCAATCTCGAAGCTAGAGTCAGTTGTAAGAATCAAGTAAAGTAGAAATAAAATGAATGGTAACAGTGTTAAGCATTGTGTGATTGTTAGTTCCATGGTTCCTCCTGTTGTGGTATAATAGTTATAGATAAATGGCAGAGGACTTATGTCCTCTTTTTTTGTTATTCTTTTTCGTAGTCGTCTAAAGCCCAGTCGTATTTTTCGCTTTGTACAGAGACACTACCTGCGCTACTAATAAAGAATTCAACGTAATTAGGTGATGAATTTGAAATACGGAAATTATAAGCTGTTAATAGTTCTTTCATACATTCTGAATAATTAGGTGACTTGACAATCAATTCTTCATTCAAACCAGTTCTAATAACTCGTGTGATTAATAAACCCATATTGATTTTTTTATATTGAAATAATTGATATAGCGCTCTTGACATATTTGAGCGGTATGGAATTCTTGTTTTTTCTTTAAACAATTGTAAGAAAGCAAGAAACTCTACTGTCTTTTCGTAATTGTAAAATTTGAAATCGCCGTTTTGTATTGGTGCAACCATACCTCTTGGGCTAATTGAATTTACAGCAACTTGAGAAATGATAGCAACGCTTTGGTAGTAGTCTTTTGTATTAATAAGTTCCAGCAACTTAACATATTCAATTCGTCCTTCGTTTGCATAAGCTTCAATATAATTAATTAATTTCCAAGGTTTTTGGACTGTATTCATGCGGACAATATCATCTTCTCCAAGTCCTTTTTTGATAATATATTCGACTGGTATTCCTAACTGTTGGCACGCTGTCAATCGGTGTTGTCCATCAATAACTGTCAAGTTCTCATTAACAATAATCGGTGAAACAAAACCAAGTTCTGCTTGTTTTAACATTTCAGGAGTTAGAAATACATTACGGTTGAACTTACTAAAATTAAACATGTCATAATTAGTAGTTTTGTAGACAGTGTTAATTTCAGTACCGTTATTAAAAATGTTTTGTTGTTGTGATAAATGGCTGTAAGTTCTCATGTTATTCTCCTTCGATTATGTTGCAGTCTGGCAAAAGTGTTTTAGTATTTTCAATCCATTTCTCTAGACGATTGAAAGTGTCTAGTAGAGATAATGTAATTTCCCTGTTTGTATATAAGTTTTCAAAATCTTTTGTGTATGATAATGAAGCGTTATCTGAAATAAATGTTTCTACTGCTTCTTGGAAATTTGCAATTTTATCAAGTGATTCAATTTCACTAGTTAAGATTGCTTTTTTATCTTCCAATTTTTGAAGTTCTGACTGAGAAGCTGAATTATTACGTTGTGCCTTGATTATTTTTTCAAGTTCTTTCATTTCTTCTCTAAGCTCTTCATTTTGTTTTTTATAGAACTCTTGAACTCCTTTAGAAGCCTCGTAGTTGGATTTGAAATAGTTATAATCATCTGGAACTTTCTCAACGATAACTTCTTTTTCAATCACTTCCTGTTTTAGTGCTTGCTCGGCTAAATTCTCTTTTTGTTGCTCTAAGCGAGCATTTTCTGCTTTTAAGCGGTTGTTTTCACGTTTGAGTTCTTGCAACTCTCTGACAGTTGGATTATCACCGTTCTCAATCCGTTCAAGCTGTTCTCGCTTTTGGTCATCTGGAAGGGTGGCAATGAGATGTAGAGCAGTTGTTCCTAAATGTTGCAACGTCGCAACATCTGGCAACTGTTCAGCAACTTTCATCATTCTGTGCGCTTCTGTTCTTTCAATGTTTATTTTTTTAAGCCATTGAATAAACTCACCATGAGCTAAGTCATGCTCTTTAACATGGTTCAACCTACGACCAATCTCCCAAATGGACTGTCCTGCAATCTGCTTATGATGACTGATTTCAAGTTCTATCTGAGCTAGGTTATTTGATAATGTTATTTCCTGCATGTCGTCTCCTTTCTAGTGTTGTGTTAGTTTTACGAAATTTTCGTATTTTTTCCCTAAAAAAATATCATCAAACTTGATATGGAATTTGTTCATATATTGTTTTAACATTTTATAACCAATATCTGAACTATCTTTCTCTAATTTTGCGATAGTCTGGTCTGAAACACCGAATTCCTCCGCAAGCTCTTTTTGTGTTAAACCTGCGGAAATTCGCATAGCTTCTAGTGTCCATTGCATTCTCCCACCTCCTTTCTTTCTGTTTTCGACACCTCTAATCTGCTATAATGTAAGCAGAAAGGAGGTGATTATATGGATAACCAAATAATTGAATTAAAAAAATTATTTGATGAATTGTTCAATAAAAGCAAGCTTATTCATAATAAATTAATGAAAAGTACCAATAAATCAGAAGCGATTTCTCAAATAGATATATTCGAGTTATATTCCAGTTACTCTAATATTAAAGTATTCTTTGCAATCAAACCTGAACTACAGCGCAATGAATTGTTTGATACTTTGCAAGCTTTTATCGCTTTTTACAATGAAGCAAAAGAGACCTATCTAGAAAATGATAGAAATACCTCTTGGCTTGATAGCACGTTTAGAACTTACGAAGAGTGCAATAAAGCCACTTTGCTCCTTTTAAATGGTTAGTTCATCAACTGTCTGTTTTTACAGGCAGTTTTAATTTTTCAATGTAATCATTAACAAGTGCTTTAGTTAAAAAAACTATCTCGTCTCGTTCCTCTTTAGGGAGATTAGTTTTATCAAATTCCCAAAATTCTTTTAAAGCATTTTCATGCAGATCTTTGATTGTTTTCGATTTCTGTAAAACTTCATTAAAAACAGCTTGACTAATTTTGGTTAAAAGTTTTGTTCTTTCTGCGCTATTTTTATTGAGAGCCTTAGTTAATTCCTTCATGTTCTACCTCTGATTTAATATCTAATATTATTTTTTCCATTTGTTCCATATTTTGTTTCATTTCTTCTCTGTAAGAATTTTGAGCTTTGAATTCAGTCGCAATGGATTCAAGGCTTTTTGCTATGCTTAACAAAATTTCTTTCATAATTACCCACCTCCTTTCTAAATTTGAATTATCTAAAACAACATAGCTTTAAAAATTTCTGTGGTATAATTTAAATAAAAATTGTGAGGTTGAAATGAATTTTTTTAATTTTTTATTGTGTGTTTTTAAGTTTACAAGTGAATATCTAATAAAAAATTGGATAGCTTTAATAGCTCTGTTTCTATCTTATTCAAACTACCGAAGAAATAACTTACAAGTCGAGTTAATTGCTGCTCCTGTTTCAGATTGGATTTTGAGCGTTATTTTAGACAACGGTGAAAGCATATATAATCCAAATGGTACATTAAGAGCTAACATTAAAATCATCAATCCTTCTAATGTTGATGTAAGCTACTTCGACTTGATTGTTTTTGATAAAAACAGAAAATATCAGCATTATTACCAAAAGCAAAATAATATAATTAACGATTTAACAGGTAGAGGGGCTATAGCCGCAGTACAGCCTGATGGCAATACAATCCTTATCGAGGTTCCAGAGGCAGATTGTGGAGTATTAAAAGCCCACAGTATGACAAGGATGGATTTAATCATACAAACATCTGAAATCACAGATAGACTCTTTGTTGCTTTTAAAGTAGCTAAAAAGAAAAAACTATTTAAAGCTAATAAAGCAGGATATGTTAATTCACCTTATCAATCATTTTCTGCGTCATTCCCTGTGGAATTATCAAAAAAACCGCACTACGAGGATATCCTAAAAGATTTGCATGAGTGAGAGCAGATTTTCTTGTGTGAAATATCTTGGAAGAACCTAGTACACCGTATTTAATTTTTTCCATGCCTTCCCTCCTTTCCACTCCTTTTGGGAGTTTTTATTTTGCCTTACGGCTATAGCTAGCCATGGAATCGAACCATGGAGAACACCCATCTAGCACCTGCTCCTATGTTATAATAAAGACATGCCAATATCTTTGAAGAAGGGAGCTATATCATGGATAAAAAATTTAATACTAAAGAACCACAAATGAAGAATAGCCAAACAAGCAAAGTCACCCAAACAAGTGATAAAGTCCGTTTTCCACAACCTTCTAAAAATAAATAATTTTAATCTTCTTATCAAAATTTAGGTAAACATCGCTTTGAATATCATTTTTATCTAAATAAATCAGTAGTTCTTTTTCTGTTTTAGGTCTTTCATCATTAAAACCTACAAATGAGGAAATAATTAGTGATTTTTCTTCATGTTCACCACTTATAGCTTTAATAACACCACTTGCAATAATATTTCCTGAATAATCTATCACAAAACGATTTGGCTTATCTTCTTCCGACATCATATCCCATAAATACATATCTAGTTGTTGATCAAGCCCATTTTTCTTTCTTAACCAATTACTTAAACCATAGGCTTTATCAATAAAATGATGTGATAAAATTGTTAATAACAGAGAAATGATAATAGCGCCTATGATAGACCAAATCATGTTGCTGCAAAAGTTACTTAAAATAAGATAAATAAGATAGTCAAAAGATGACATTAAAGCAATAATAAACTTCTTGTCTGTTTCACCTCCAATATCTCTATCTCTCATACGACTAAATATCCAATAATTTAAATACCCAAACCCACCAAGTGCAAATAGTGGTTGCAATATGTTTCCCATATATACTTACCCTCTTTCTTAAAATAATATAGCTACTATGTTATATTGACTATGGCACTCCGTCATAAGGGGCCAACAACCATCCTCTATCAGATTACTTAGTAAGTAGAATAAACTGCTAAAATCATAATTGTAAACAAAACAATTACAAGCATTTTATCTCACCACCAACCACACAATTAATCCAATAATCAAACCCAGCAAAACCAAATTAGGAATTAATCCTCCTTTTAGTTTGAATTCTACTTCTTGGTTTCCGTCTGCTGATTCATTCTTATAATGAATATCACCAAAAAGAAATTTCTTCCATTTCATCTTTCTGCTTCCTTTCTTGCGAAGGTACAACTAAATATGTTAAACTATAACCACACTCCCGAAGGGGAGGAAGCTTATGCTTCCTTTATTGAATTACCTTTCAATAATGTTTTTGATTCTAAGCTTAAACCAAAGAATCTTGATTTCGAACTCTAGTTCTTTGCGTTTAGGCTTTTTTTCGTGTTTAGCCATTAGCTGTACCTCCTTTCGTTTTGCTTAATTCCTTAAGCTTGATTATATT